AGACCTAGAGCAGAATGTTGCACGACTGGAAGGCCACGCAAATCGGACTTAGACTTCCGGCACACACAGTGCTGTCATGGTTTTACTTCTAAAGCCAATCCTGTTTAGCTTCATCAAATCAAAAGCTGTAAAGCAACTGCTACTTGACTGTTTGATCAAGATCAGCGAGCAAACTGACAACCAGCTTGATGACGTTGCTTGTAAGTATGTGCAAGATCTACTGTTTCCTGGAGATCGCGTTGAGAAGTAAATGTGGGTTTGGGTCGTAATTGTGCTTTCCCTACTTCCCTTCTTCCATTGGTTCCGTGGCACTCCTCACCAACTTGCCGCTGTTAAACAGCTTGAAGAATCCCTGCCTCAAGAGCTACTTGAGGAAGATGCCGCCTGGGTTGATGCGTGGAAAGCATCAGGCATTGATCAGCAGGTCTACATCCCTTACTTCAGCCAGCTCGACAACGGCAGCGAGGGCTACCGCGAATGTTTCTCAAGCGCAGCGGCAATGGTTGCAGCGCATTATCGACGTGTCAAAACAGATGATGAGTACAACAAAATCCGTGACAAGTTCGGGGATTCGACCTCTGTTGAGGCACAAATAAAAACGCTTGAGAGTTTGGGGTTGAACGCTGAGTTTCGGATTGATGGTGACGAAGAAATGATCGAGATGGAAATTGAAATGGGCAGACCTGTTTTGGTTGGTTGGTTTCACAAGGGTGATCTACTGCAGGGTGAACCACCAATGTGCAGCGGAAACGGCTGCGGTCATTGGGCGGTTGTGACGGGTTACACAGGAAAGAACAGCAGCGATCCTGGCTGGGTGGTTAATGATCCAAAGGGAAAACCGGACTTAGCCCGTGGAGGACATTCAAGTGCTGCAGGCGAGCGAGTAGAGGTAAGGCAATCAGAGTTCAAGCCACGTTGGCAAGTCGATGGCCCTGGGACGGGCTGGGTGATCTTGGTTGATGACCTATGAATTGGTCGTATATAACTGCCTTTTTCCAAACCGTGGTGATCTCATGTATGCACCCGTTGAATTGGGAAGCTTGCCTGCCAGTGCAGGACTGGTTATTCCCCGCTATAGGTGATTACATACGATTTAAAGAGGGGATTTACGCCAGTGAAAAGCGAGCCCTTGAACAGTTTCGACTGGATGGTAGTCAGGCCAAGTTTGGAGGAGGAGCTAACCCTTGAGCGGTCAGTAAGATCCATTGAAGACTGTGACAACGTTGATGTGTTGTCTCAGCTATGCGTCGCAATGGCCCGTCAGCAATGGCATCAAGGAAAGCTGCTGAAGCAAGCTATAGGCCAAATTTCTTTACTTGAGGCTGTGCTCTCTGGCGGAGAGCAGAAACCCTAAGAGCTTTTTCTAGCGTTGTTAATTTTGGGTTGGATTCGTGCATAGTCTCCCTCACGCGGTTTTGAGCTGCGCTAATGACTTCCATTGGCCTAGTCGTCCAGTGCAAATTTGCAGCCATGGCTCAGTTATTGAGGGTTGGTCTTGTCGCAGTTATAGAGGCTTGTCAGGTAGGTGTAAATCCACATTGCCTGCCAATCTTGAGAATGCCGACGAAGCATCCCCTGATACTCCACTTCCCAAATAAGTCCGTTGCCGTCTTCTAAATCAACTTGACGGATCGTGGGCTTGCTCATCTCAAAAGAATAGGCACGGTGGTTAGCCGTGCCCATTGAATCAATCAAAAATCAACTGCGCTGTTGCCTGAAATTTGTTGCAGATTGATCGAGCCAAAGTCACCGTATTGACCGGTTTGGCCTTTGCCATTGAGGTAGAAACCTTCAACCTCAATTTCCTCCTTCTTAGCAAAGTCCCATACCTTGCCAGGCTTGACGCGATCAGATTCGCCAGCCAGTTTTTGTAGGTAAGACGCAAGCTCAAGAATGGATTGCTTGGTTACGAACAAAGACAACTGCTTGGGTTGCTTGCCTTCTGTGTCAAAGCGGTTTTCACCAACGGACCATTTGATTTGGTGAGTGAGAGCGGGGACGAAATCAGCCATCGAGATTAACTCCTTTAAAAAACTGTGAGAGAATTGTTTTCACTGCGGCGTTTCTGACGCCGTCGTGATTTTGATCAGCGTAGTGCTGAACATTTTTGGCTAGGACGGGGTCCAGCCGAACTTGAAAGTGCAGATGACGCCGTTCCTCGTCACGCTTGGCTTGTGCTGTCTTTTCATCGTCAGACATAGTTTTTCAGGTTGGCGTTCATCCAGTCTTGATGACGCTTGGCCGTCAAGGCGGGGGCAACTTTTGCGTCAGGCCCGAGATTAAAGTCCCGTCGAAAGTCCGTACAAAATCGAGCAAGGTTGTCAGGCGTCAGCTCTTTGACAAGGCCAAGGCATTGTTCGCGATCTTCTTTTGACAGAGGTTGATCCTTGTCGGCAATGCCTTCAATCTTTGCTGCAGGTTTAGGCGCTGCTTTTGTTGGTTTAGCCTCTGCAGAATCGGCAAAGTCACCGTCAACATCCATGTCGGCTGTGAGGCCAAGGATGGCAAGCAGGCTATAACGCCTTGAATAAGTGCAGCTTCCACCAAAGTCGTGCAGTGGATTTTTCCCTCGACCACCGACGACCATGGGCAAGCGGCTGATGAGTTGACCACCGCTGACATGGAGCAACTGTGTGACAAGCACAGGGTTGTTGTCATGGCTGCTTGGCTCAAAACCTTGCGAGACAGCCAACCCGTTCTTGATTAGATGCGGGGTGACAGTAGAAAGGACAGTTTCAAGATCAGCAAAGTTTCCGTACTGGGCTTTTGCTGTTTTGTTGATTGCTGGAACAGTCTTGTGAAAGTTGACTAAGGCTTCAACTAATGGCTGCAATGGTGATGATGGCGGAAGGTTGTTCGTTTCTTGTGGCATAACGTTTTTGAGCATTGAGAGCAATCACAGCCGCATCATCTTGGAAGCAAATTTCAGTCAGGCCATCAAGGATTGCGCGACTCAGTTTGTCAACGTCCCCGATGCGTGCGGTGCAATGAGAAGGGGCTTTTGGCTTGAGTTCTCCGTTAGTGCGGAAGTGTCCTTTTGGTCTGGCGAATATAAAAGTGACCGAGACCAAAATGGGCTTATCCATCATGGCATACCAGCCATCAGGTAAAGCCTCAAGCGCGGCATATTTAACGTCTTGTCGCCAAGGCTTGCAACGTTTGGAAGACTCCAAAAGAATGCCTCTGCCGACATGACGCTTGCTGCCTTGTGGGGCAGGCTTGCCAAGAACGGTAAACGTGAAGCTGTTAGGGCATAAAGAATCCAAGAGAAAGAAGACAAGGTTCGGGACTTACGCTACAGCCGCCCAAAGTTAATGAAACTGGCCGTGATTGCCGCGTGCTTTTTGCTCGCGTGTTTTAAAAAAGCCTTCAAGGTCAGGAAATTGATCCATCAAATCACGGGCCGCAAAAGCTGTGTGATTGTTGTTGATCTTGAGGCCAAGGTCGCCGGTTGTTGCGCGTGTCTCCCATCGGAGAATGTGAAACAAACCGTCCATCGAATAGCGGCTATGACCTGACAGTTTTAGCTCTCGGGCTAACCCTGCTAGTTGCAATAAAAGGCCAGGATTTCTGGCCTTGCATTGTTGCCATTGCAAATACAATTTACCGTTTGTCATTAGATTAAAAATCAATGCGTACTAATTAATTGTTAATTGCTGTTCTTGTGCGTACTTAACAAACCCAAGAGGCGCTGAAAGTATTGACACAGCCATAAACGATTTTCTTTGCCATGGAATGTTGCCAACAATTGCATAAGGCTCTTTGAATCTTTTGAACTCATGAAGAGGGTCTATACCTTTTCGTATTGCTTCAAAAAAGTCCCATTGCAATAATTGCTTTTCAAACGGTCCTTTGAACTGAGGGCTTTTGCCCCAAATGTAAAGCTTGTAGGAAGGGAAGTACAGACCTTTTCTTGACATAAGCTCTCTATATTCTTCCTCTCGCTCAGTAAGTGGTTTTTGTTTAAAGCGGATAGTATTTTTGTCAAAAACTAAAACTCCAATCGATTCACGTTCTTCGTTGTACTCTGCCTCGTGTTTGTACTTTGTCAAAACTTGACGATGGATAGCTGGTCGATCTTTTTCTTTAACCTTTCCTTGCACGCTTAAAAGCTTGCCAAATGAAACGCTTTCCTTTCTTGTATCGTTTTTGTCAGGCTGGCCGACAAATGAAAAGTTGTCCCATCTTCTAATTCGCGACTCTTGAGAGCTGTTAAACGGCAGACATAGCCTTACAAAATTTTTTGTAGGTTGATGAAAAGCAATTGTGCAAACATGTGCTTTTTTGCGTTTGCCTTCAATAACACGCGCTTGAGCAAGGCATACGCAATCTTTAAAAGTCAGCATCTGCTTCCTCGGCTTTTGCTATTAAATACATGCCATGGCACCTAGATGGATAACACCAACAACCAAGCACTTTGCCCTTTAATTCGTCTAAACGATTATGCAAGCTGTATTTACGAGGAAAGAAAATCTCGTAAGAATCGCACACCGTGTCGCGATCACCATCAGGCCCCATTTCAAATGGATTTCCCCAATGGCTACTGCGATCAATACGCACGAAACGATCAGTTTTACGCGCCCAAGTAAGTAAAGCCCGGTCTGTGTCTTGGTGCATGTTGGCCACAACAGTGCCGCCAGCTTCGACAATGGCTTTGCGCTCTAGCTCGTCCTCTGTCCATTCATATTCAGGGCGAACCTGTTCAACCGCACGGGTAACGATGGCTTCAGTGAGCTTGCCTTGGTTTTCTTCCTTGGCAATGTCTTGAGCTTTCGTAAAAGCGGCTGACAAGGTTTCATCGTCGTTTCTGACCGAGACCAGGGGACGAAGGTGAGCGCCTGGCGTGTCCCCAATTCTGTGATTACCGGCCAGCTGGCCGGTGTTTTTGAGGACCGTTTCGACTCTCGCTGCCTCTAAATGTTTTTCAATCGTTCTGGCATGTAAATCAGGGAATTCTTCCCTGCAACAGCTCATAAAGCTGCGATAGCCAAGAGCTTTCCAGCCTTTGCGCCGATCTAGTTCATAAATCCTGGCGCGAACTGTGTTGATTCCTTTTTTGATGTCATTGACGGCGTCACGAGCCTCTTGCTCGTTCATGTCAATCGCTGCAGTGATGTCGATAAGTGTCACTTCAGCCCCTTGCAAGCTTGCTGCCAGCCTTGCTCGCAGTGTGTGATCTGTTGCTGGTTGTGAACGCTGGTCAATGTGACCCAAGTGGCGGCACAAAAAAGCACACCAAACACAGCGCAAACAAGGAAGTTTGTCTTTTCAGGCTTGTTGCTGGGGTTGTAGTAGCGAGGACGTGATTTCAAGGAAGTCATGGGGTGATAGGACTCTCGTCTGAACGCATGGTGGCATACCCAGGTATGCCTGTCAAGTCGGCACCCTGACCTGATCGCCAACCCAGTTCAAGTACGGGCCGATGTTGACCTCAGCCTCTTGCGCTGTGTACCACCTGTAATCACAGCTATTGCAATGGCGGCGGCGCACTGTTTCGTAGGGGCCATCAACGGTTTTCTTGGTCGTCACAACATGGACGCGGAATGATCCGCACTTGGGGCACTTCATTTTGATTTGACGGCTCAAAAGTCTGGCTGCTCAACAGAGAATCGATCCCAGGAGCTTTGCCAAGCCGCCAAGCATTCTTCTGGATCTTGCTTAATCACCTTACATTTTTCAGGGCCGCTCACAACGGTGACGCACATGCCAACCGTGATGTTGGGTTGCACAGTGCTTAAAAGTTGTGTGTACGCACCGAGCTGAGCCGTTGCTGGCTTGCGGGCTGCAATTGCTTTTTTGCTGCTGACCGTTTTTAGGTCTCCCAGAATCACCAATTGCTTGCTGGGCTCCAACCCTTCCTCTTTCAATCGGATCAAGAAATCAAAGCTGCCGCCAAGGCTTTTGTGTCTGTCCATCACCCTGTATTCAGTAGCCAAGGTTTCGACGCCCAAAAAAAACGGATCGTCGAGCAGAGGATCAAGCCACGGCGACCATCGTTCCTCAACAATTTGCGGCTCATTCTGCAAATGCAACTCAAGTGCTTTATGTATTGCAGTACCCCTAGCGGCCCATCCGTCGGGGCCGTCTTTGTATTTGTCGATCATTGCTCGCTTGAACGGCGTCATATCAACGTCGAGCACATCGGAAACGTTGTGCGCTAGCCACTCGCCGCGCCATCGATAACGGTGCAAGCCTTCGTGGAACTCAAGCTCTGGGACCGGGTCAAGCATTAGGGGGTTGCGCTGTGTGCCCACTATGGGCATACTTTGGCAGCCAAGCAACCCCAGACCATGTCGGAACTGGACCAAATCACGAACACCAGAGTGCTGATTGACCCCAGGGTCATTTCTGAGATTGACAGGAAAAGGCCCATCGGCGTTACCCGAACCGGGTGGGTCAACCTGCTGCTTCAAAAGGCAATTGCATCAGAGCCGGAGCCCCTTGCCCGTGACTGATCTCAAAGCAGAGGAACGCGCTTTTGATCTGTTGCAATGGGTGCCGTATTGCCTTCCGTCTCAATATGACGAAGAGCAAGCCATGCTCGGCTATTACAGCAGGACGCAGAAAGAACGTTCTGATCATGCGATTGACGCATGGGACGACGATCATCCGTACAAATCCAGCGACGAACTAGAAGCGTTCAAAGAACTGGAAAGGCTTGGTGTCTACACACAGGCTGACTTTTACTCACCAAGCAAAGCCAAAGATGGACACTACACCGGGCGAATCAAAGCCCTCCGAGATACTGCCGGAAAGCCTGAAGGACCACCAAGATCTGCTGGACCGGCTCGACCAATACGCAAACACCGTCCTTTGTAACGAGACAGACGAGCTGCGCCGATCGCAACTGCTTCGCCTTTATGCCGACGAAGTTGGTTGTCCGATCAATGAAAAGACTGCGGGCATTGTTTTAAGCAAAGCCCAAGGCCAAATTGCTGGCGTATCAGTCCCACGGAAACGCGGTGAAAAGTTAGACACAACCCCCACCCCATGGTCTTGGGAAGGTGTCATCATGTCGGGCACTTTTAACTTGCTTGTTGCACCACCCAAGGTCGGAAAGTCTGCCTTGATGGTTGGAATGATCAGCGCATGGTTTCACGGCGAAGAATCTTATCTAGGCCAGAAACTTCACGGCGCTTGCCCCAAGGTTTACATCATTGGGACTGATCAACCTGAAAGCGATTGGAACACCTTGTTTGAACGCGAAGGCTTGGTGAATAGCGATGGCGAGTTATCAGGCCCGATCGAAATGTTGTGGCATACGGGAGCACCGTTGCATTTAACAGATGAGGGCGTAAAACATCTCGCAGAGATCGCAGAAGAGAACCCTGGATCGTTCTTCTTGCTCGATAGCTATCACGCATGTTGTGCGCCGCTTGGCCTTGAAGAAGCCGCCTCAAGCTTTGATGGTCCAGCCCGTCAACTTGCCGAGGCCCTGGCACCGCATAAGGCCACGTTGGCGATGATCCACCACACCAACAAAAGCGTCAGCGGTGGCAACGCAACCAACGCCAGCCGGGGCAGCAATGCCTTGCCCGCAGCTGCCAGCCTCACGATCCTGATGAACTGGTTCAAGCAGCCTGCTGAAGGCCAGACGCAATCAGATCACCGCGTTGTGCTCAAGACGCAGGGGAGAGCAAAAGGCACGACCCTGCTGATTGAGCTTGAGGACGACGGATGGGTGCATCACGGCGACGGTGAAAGTGTCTTGGCTGCTGAATCAATGCAAGAGGCTGCGGACGAGCTGCAAGGCCGTCAAGCCGATATTTTCGATTACATCTGCGAGCGTTGGTCAGACGGGCAGTTCCCCGTTGTCGCGAGCGAGCTGGCAGACGTAGCCAAATGCAACGCAAGCAAGGTCAATCGCGCCCTTCGCGCGTTGGAGAAAAAAGACCTTGTTCGGCAGGACGGGCAGCTTGATGCGCTTGTGTCTGGGGGTCGCCCTCAGCTCTTGTGGGTTCCCAATACCCCCTCCCCGGAAATAGGGGGAAAAGGGGGAAAAACGTCAACAACCCCTCGCGCGTCACATGAAATAAGGGGTTATTCCCCTTCTTCCCCTTGTTTACCCGATTCCCTTGGTACCTCCACTGTGGGGGTTTTACCCCCCGGCACACCGGTCGAATTACGACGCGGCGATGCCTGGTCAAATGGCTGGGTTATTGCCAACGCGACCAAAATGGACAGCATCCGCGCTGCAAAGCTCGGGAGCCCCAACATCACGATTAGTTCCTTGCGTTGGGAACTAGACGTGCGCCTTTGTCAATCTGGCTTGCAAGAGCCTGAACCAACCGAATTATTTGATTTCTGATGCCTGACTGCAACCGCACCTACCCCATCCGCGTCGATGTTCGCCTTACCGAAGAAGAACGCGACGCCTTGAACACCCAAGCAATTCAACGTGGAATCACGCGCCAGGAGCTGCTGAGGGCTCGCGTGTTGAGCGAAGCCAATCAGCCTGCGCCTGTTCCTCCGATTAAGCCTGTGCATTACAGCAAAGGACGCGATTCAATCGACCGTGCCATTTACGCGGTTAATCGTCGATACAACGTCAACAGCCGAGATCTTGAGGGCATTGTCTGCACTGTGATTTGTGCGCTGAACGCAAAGGGTTGACGCCTGCCTGCGGGTATGCCATACTATGTGCATGGGAGAGATCCCGCACACCAAACACCTTTAAAAATGACCGCTTCCGAAATCGCCTTCGTCATCAAGCAGAACCAAGAGAT